GAGAGATTTGACGCTGTTGTTGCGCTCTCGTAATTTGTTTTTTGCTCTTGGGTCATTATGAGCCTTGTTTGCTCCTTCGATTGTTTCGTTTGTTGTTGCAGGAGCTTGACGTCAGCTTGAAGTCTTTTGGCTTGCATAGCCGTAGAAACTCCGGCCCTGGTCGCCGGCCCTAGCTCGTCGACCGCTGGGATCCCGGCACCGGACGGCGCTGATGCGCCGCCCTTTTTGAATGCCAGGATCGGATTTAGACCCGCTTTTCGCATGTCAGCCATAGACCTTTGATAGGCCGTACTGGACATACGTTCCTGGAACGCCATTTGTTCCCTGGCGATCGCCAAGTTTGCTCTATTTTGTGATTTGGCTCCAAAGAAGGAGCCGAGAGCGGAGATGCCTCCGCTTATAAGTGGACCTACGATTGAGCCTAATGAGAAGGCCATATTTTTTCCTTAGAAATGATCGATGAGGCCAGGAACCGAATACATAGGCATTGGTCTGGCACAACGATATAGGAAGTAAGAATCGAAGATGAAATGAGGTTCCGAGGTGACCGCGATAACGCGGTCTATAGGTGGATTTTCGACAATGAATGTAGCGCCTAATGTTGGTAGTACGCTGAAGTCTTGGGCAAGATGCCAAGTGTCGAGTGGAGTTGCATAATTAGACCGGAATTGTCCGGTAATTTGCGAGGGTTTATATCTATATTCTGCGAAGCGTTCCTGATAACCGAAGACGAGGTCGTCAGTGCCGGCAGCTGTGCCGGCTGTGTATATTTCTTTATTGAATATTGATTGCTCCCCGATATGGCTGAGTGCAGGCCAGTAATAATCCCATCGGGTAGAACGGGACATAGCCCGGTTCATTCCTTGTTGATAATTTAGATCTGCTCTGGCTGATACCAAGCCTATGACTATGCAATGCTCCGTGAAGGATTTGGTGAAGCCATTGTTGTTTATTGTGCTTACGCCCATTGCGGCAAGATTGCCTTGAGCAGTTGTTCCAGCTTCGCTGGTTTGAGGGATTGGTGATACATTGACGGGTGAGCTTCCGCCTCCGAGATATTCGGGGCGTTGAAGTCTGGCGTCATCGGATGTGACGCCGAAGTGTGATCTTATGATTTCGGTGTAACGAGTGCCGCCTCTAGCGTCACGTTCGTATAGACGTTGAATTTGGAATGCTTCGCGAAGTTGATTAATAGTTGCTGCTGTAGCATTTGTCAGATCAGCATATATATTTGGGAAGCCTAGATTACTGGCGTCTTCCTCGACATAGAATTTATTGTTGTCGTCTGCTGATACTGTATTTTTGTGTTTTGTATATGTCACCGATCCCGTGCCTCCCGTTTCATAAACGGTTTCGCTAGAGGATATATAGGTCTGTGTTTCCATCCCTATACCGGTGACTGGCGCTGATGATCCTAGCGGTAAAGCTACGGCTGTCCCCTTTTGGGGCCATGGCAGCGCAGAAGTGAAGTAGTCGTGTCTTTTGCCACGACGAAGTAGAACATAATCGGTTTCTACGTCTGGTCCGTCGTCAAGGTCGACGACGACGCTGTCTTGTAGATTTTCGTCGCGGAACCACTCGTTATAAACGAGATTATAGGCCCGCGAATAGAGAGCCGAATTAGTGATGTCTTCGATTTCGGTTGGTAATCCGAAATAATCGAAGAGTGTTGAGGCGGCGTAACCGCCGCCAGCTGGTGTAGGTACGATCTGAGGCGTGACAAAGCTTGTGCTGTCACCTGGATCGATTTGTTCGCCGTTGAATTTTTGCCAATTATTCCAGACAAGTCTGTAAGGTACGGCGAAAAAAAATGTGTCTAGATACAGATTATCCATGAATGGATGAAGAGGCGTTGCAAGTCTTGCAAACGCCGTCATTTTTAGATTGAAAGTATCGCCGGGTAAAGCCTCGTCCCAGAATATTGGGACGAGCCATCCGGCGTCGAATGTTGTTTTATGACCGTGTGAACGGTCAAAGGAAGACCTGGGTATTTCAGCGGCAGGTACCTGACTGAAATTATGAGACATTACTGAAGGTTGTTTCATGACATTACTTCCTTAATTGTGTGCTCGATAAGTTCGAGCAGTACGCATATTGATTGCGGTGTTTCTTCTACAGTGAACTTTGAAGTGTTGTCTTCATACGTCCCGAGATAGAATAGTGTGTAGTCCTCGGGATGTTTCGCAAACTGATGATTTGGATCCGATATTGTATCGGTGATAGCCCTTATTGCAGCGGGCTTGGTTTGCATGTAGAATGGCGGCAGATAGGCGCCGACCTTGCTATCGTAGATTGAGAACATTGAATGAAGCATAGTTATTCGACCTTTCTAGGTAGGAGTTTGATTTGAGATTTTTGAACTTGACACCTAACTTTAAGTCTTTCAGGCGTTTGATCAGCAGAGTGTCTAGCGGCTTTTGCTTTTCTCTGCTTTTTTATTATACCGTGGTTTGTGGGACTGTCGATTTCGTAGAGACCGTCATAGAATTTTGGGGGCCGCATAATTTTTGCGTTTACGATGACCTGGTCCGACGGATAAACATCCTTATGAAATTTCCGGTACCACATGGTCCCTAGACCAGGTCTTCTAGACATTGTCGTATATTCCGGCTTTAATTGAGTTATTTCGCCAGTTTCCCAATTTATATATTGATAGTGATTTTCGGCCATTAGGCCGTTTATTTTCTTGAGCATGTATCGAGCCACATACGCGGCGGACTCGAACGTGACGGTTCCGATCGAAGAGTAGCCATAAGGCCATAATTGCTCAAGTTTCTTAGACCTGTATAGCATCTGGTCATTTTGTTTTTTCCACGGTTTCTTGTCTGGGAAAGAGTGCCCGAAGATACATGCGTGATAATGTGGTCTCCCATAGGTTTCTCCATATTCTCCGCAAGCATAATAGCGGATTTTTATTTTCAAGGACTTACGTAACCTTTTCATGAATAGTTGGAAGTGTCGAAGATCAAGTGAATTGTCTTCTGGTATATTTTCGTCGTTGTACGTTAATGTGATAAATGAATTCTCTTCATTTTGTGATGCCTCGTGCATACATCGTATCGCCCATTGGCGTGAGCGTTCGAGGCGGCAGCCAATACATTGGCCGCATGGTAATTCGACGGGTTGATCTACAAATGCGGCCGATCGTTCAAAGACGATCGACCGCTTTCCAGATCTGTTTACATTTTTAGCCCGCCATCCTTTTAATGGATAGTAACAGGTCATGTCTCTACCTAGAGACGTATTCCGCCACGCATAGGCGCGGCGACCCTGTTTTTTCTGTTTGTTTTACGGGCGTATTTTCTGAAAGACCTACGAGATGCAGACTTTTTCATCCTATGTGGTCTACGCATTGTGTTTCTCCGGGTTTGTTGGTGTCAGTTAGAACAGTTACATCTAGTAGCATACTGTTCGGCGGTCCACAACATGTGGACCAAGAAATTGCCTTCAATAGTTATTCCGGCGCGTTTTTAGAGGACGTAGACGCCTCTTTAGGTTTTTCCGAGGGTTTGACCTCGGTTTTCGCCTTTGGCGTTGTGGCCTCCTTAGCAGGCGGCCTAGCGAGCCCCATTTCGATCATTTTTTCGGTATTCTCGGGATCCTGGACAAAAGCCAGGAACCGAGCCGGATCATTATCGAATTTGGCTCTTACGGTTGCGGGAATGCTCATAAAGGTTTCACCCGCTATGCGTATCGCATTCATGGCGCTGTGATAGTCAGGAGCGGCGATGAAATCGCCGTATTCGCCATTGTGCTGGTTGAGATGATCCAGCATCCCGGTTTTTTCGTATTTCTTCATTATGAGGTTTATATTTGATTCCTCAGCGAATGATTGTTTAGTGCGTCCATCTTTACTTGCGTCGATTTGAACGCGTTCATGTTGATGATACATTGACATGGTTTTTTTCCTTATTTTACGGCGCCGCGAAGTCCGCGGGCCGAGTTTACTAGAGGATTGACAGAAACGCCTATTTGGTTTGCCTTCCAGAATGCTTGGCCTTCTGGAGATTTTAGCCATTTTGTCATTAATTGATTTGCTTGATCTATAGCCGAGAGATTTGACGCTGTTGTTGCGCTCTCGTAATTTGTTTTTTGCTCTTGGGTCATTATGAGCCTTGTTTGCTCCTTCGATCATTTCTAAGGAAAAAATATGGCCTTCTCATTAGGCTCAATCGTAGGTCCACTTATAAGCGGAGGCATCTCCGCTCTCGGCTCCTTCTTTGGAGCCAAATCACAAAATAGAGCAAACTTGGCGATCGCCAGGG